GTCCTTTGGATGCTAAAAGAGTAGTCGGATTTACATGCTCCTGCTTTGATTTACTTCATGCTGGACATGCGATCATGCTACGTGAAGCTAGAGAGCAATGCGATTTCTTAATCGTGGGGCTGCAAGTTGATCCTACGATAGATAGGGTCGATAAAAATAAGCCAATTCAAACCCTAGAAGAAAGACAAGAACAGTTAGAGGCCATTAAATATGTAGACGACGTACATATCTATAGCACAGAACGTGACCTCTACGAAGCCTTGAAGAAGATTAATCCTGATGTGAGATTCATAGGGGAAGACTGGAAAGATAAAAAATTTACGGGTCATGACTTACCAATCCCTATTATTTATACGAAGAGGTATGGGCATTCTACTAGCGAGCTTCGCCAAAGAATCTTTCAGGCAGAACAAAAGCAGGTGGGGGCCAAGAGCGACCTCCCAGCAGGTAAAAATTCTGGCAGAAAATACGTGCCGAAAGGGTGGGGATATGAAGATTGGCTTGTAAATAAGGAAGAATATTGTGGCAAATTGCTTTTCTTAAAAAAAGACAGGCAATTTAGCTGGCACTATCACGAGTTAAAAGATGAAACATTCTATGTTCACTCTGGTAAGGTTGAGTTGAAGTACGGGTTCGGAAATAACGTAAATCGGGGCGGTATAGAATGCCTTAGCAACCCAACCGAAATTGTAATCCTAGAGCCGGGGGACACCTTCCACGTACCCACAGGGCTACGCCATCAGGCTAAAGGTCTTTTAGACAGCTATATTTTTGAGTTCTCCACTACCCATTTTGACGAAGACTCCTACAGAATCATTAAGGGTGACTAATGACAGACCCAACCGGCATCCAGCCTGCACCTAAAGATATTATGCCATCATCTAGTCAGGCTGTAGAGAATTCTAGCAAGCTAACAGGGCAACAAAAGTTCTGGAGAGACTTTACAGACGATCTTTTATCTGAATTAGACACTGATAACGAGAGGCCCTGACCTCATTCTGGTGTATAATTTCAGGGAGAGACTACGCACTCAAAACAGGAGCAGATAATATGCCTCTTAAAAAATGTACTGTTGACGGAAAAGCCGGATACCAGTGGGGAGATGCCGGGAAATGTTATACCGGACGTGACGCAAAAAAGAAAGCGATTCGCCAAGGCGTAGCAGTAGAGGGACCGGAAAAGTTTTCCCGTATTGCCCAACTTGAAGAAACCATCTTTTCTGAATCCGAAATTGAAGCCGTGGCAGACACCATGCACGACTTGGGCTATGATGTTCGATCTATAACAGCGACTGCTTCCGCGTTACGCAGCCAAGCCATGTACGATGGATACAGGACCACTTCCATGGATTTAGATCGTGATGGTTATGGTCATTTTCATACCTTTAAAAGAGATGACACTGACACCTCTAGGGCTAGAACTAAATTTGGAGACATTATAATTGGTGCCCATGAGCATGCGATTGTTGACGGCAAAATCCAGCCTGCCGATGGCCATACGCACGAAATCAAAGACATTGGCCCCGGTGAGGGATGGGTGTACGAGGGCTGATAATGCGGTACAGTCTATTAGCAGAAGAAATTGCTGATTTTTTTTATTCAGATGAGGGCAGTGAAGGGAGTCGCGGATCGGTAGAATACTGGGGAAATGTGGAAGCCATAGAGGACATTATTGAGGACTTTATGCAAAACAAACTGACCCTTGGTGAGTAGAAACATGATAAGATCTTTGATTCTTCCCCTTTTGTTAATCTTTACTTTTTGCCCTGCGGCTGAAGCTAAGTTCTTAACACTTAACGATATTGGTGAGGCTTCCTGCCGAGTTCGAGTTAGGAACGCAGCCGGAAGCGGCACGTCGATATCGGAAGATAAAGAACACATTTATGTGTTGACAAATGCCCATGTGGTTGGGAATAATCAACGAGCTACATGTGAATTTTTTAGATATGGCCGTAAAACCGGCCTTATTCCGGGTGACGTAGTTTGGACATCCTACGACACTAGGACTGTTAATGACTTTGCTATTATTCGTATTAGGAAATCCTATTTTGGAAGATATCTCCCACGCATAGTTCCTCTTGCCCCTGCTGAACACGCCGTTCAGGAAAATGATTATATCGCATCTGCCGGATGCCCTCAAGCACGTTGGTTACAACTCTGGGAAGGCCACGCTCTTTCAAAAGCTTCTAGGAATCAAGTACTGTTCACGCCTCCTCCCCTCGGAGGGCAAAGCGGTTCTGGAGTGTACACGCTCATCAAGGGGCATACTTATTTATGCGCTATTCTTACTTGGAGAGTGGAGGAGGATATAGGAGGGGCTATTCATATAGGTAACTTCTTACGTGCCAGTAAAGGGGAGGCTTCTGCTGAAGAGTTCCAAAAGGTTCCTGCTAGCTGGAAACATATCAGCACCAAGACTGAAACTCCTACCAAGAACGTCCCCAAGGCTTGCTATGCGTTGGGTGAGAATGGCCTTTATTATATGCAAGAAAAGAGTGGGAGTGTAGGTAGCGGATTCCTTCAGTCGGTCATATTACCAACAGGGCATCGCCATATCAAAATTAAAAAGTGGAATTGCTGGCTTTGGTACGATGGGAAAAAATACTTCTTTGACAAGAGCGGTCCCTTTATCAAGTGTCCCGGTGGAATTTGCCCTCCTATTATAGACCCTCCTACGCCGACCCCTCCCAATGGAGACGGTGGTGATGGTGACAAAGATAACCCATACGGAATATTGCCTCCTAACTGGGAAGGTCACGAGGACAAGACTGAAGAGTATGAAAAAGCTATCGAAGATTTAAAAAAACAGGTTACAAATTTAAGTAAGGAGAAAAAGGACTTACTATCTCAGATGGAAAGTCTTAACACGGAAAAGAAAGACCTGTCCTCCAATATAGACAGCCTAAAGGAGACATTGGAAGAAAAAATTGCCACCCTATCTAATTTAAACAATAGGCTAGAAGATTTAAAATCTAAAGATGATAAGAACATTGAAGAGATAAACGGACTTAACGGACAGATTAACAGATTAAATAGTGATATTTCTTTGGGTTCACAGCAGGTTGAAGGATTGCAGGAATCCTTAGACAAAAAATCACAGATGTTAGACGGGCTGTTAGGAGACTATAATCAATTGGACGGAGAGGTTGAAGAGGTCAAAAGTCAGCGTAATCTGTTCGCTTGGCTTTTTGGGGGAACTAGCACGGGAGGAATTTTGCTGTGGTTGTTCTCATGGTACTGGAAGCTAAGAGGAAAAAGGAAGGCCAAAGATATGATTGAAGACAAGCTGGACCCGGAAAAAGTTACTGACGCAATTAACGACAAGATAGACCGAGTCCAAGAGGAGAAGCTTGGGCAAAACCATGCTCTCAACGGCATCGTGGACTATCTTCAAGAACGCCTTGAGTCTGTTATAGAAGACAAGATAGGCTCCCTCAGTCAGAGCTTACAGGATAGAATTGATAAGATTGAGGTTTCCGCTAAAGACATAGACGTTAGCATCTATAACACTATCGATGACAGAGATGAAGTTAAAACTTCTAGCGACACAGGCGGTGAGGAGATTCCCGTTATACAATCTCCGTCTGCAAAGGAGGCCCTTGACAATCAGGATAAAGATGGGGACCGCGCATCGTGCGCATGCGATGCAATCTTAGATTACATTAAACAGCCTTCCTTTCCGGCAGCTAGCAGTAGGATTAAAGAGTTTATAGACCTAAAGAGGTGTGATGGTGAACGGGTAGAAGAGTTGGCATTTTACGCTCATCTTTACAAAGAAGCCATTGACCTACTTAAAAGAAATTCTTTGATCGTCATCAAAGGCGGAAATCCAGACAAACTTCACGGACAAATTAAGGCAGGAGAAGCGCTGGAAGACCATGTACGCAACGAGTTTTTACGTAGAGTATCTAGTTCTACGATTAATCGCCATATTATATACCACGAAGCAATGATCGGCTTTCTATATAAGCAGGCCGTAGCCAAGCTAAAAAGAGGAGAGTTCAACGTTTTGGGGTATAAAGATATAGCAAAAGCAATAGAGCAATGGGTAAAGACTGAGTTCTTAAAACGAATGGGTTTCACCTTATAACCAATGGGAGACATTAAATGCCTGAATATCAAAATACTTTTAGAGGAGCCAACCTTGAATTTCCGAATTTGGGCGTTCACTTCATGTTGGCTGAAATCATCAAATTCAGAAAGCAGCTTACTGTGCGGCAAGAATTTCGTTCTCAATCTGGCTGGAATGATTCCCTGAATCGCTATATGATCACGGAGATCGAAAAGCTTGGCGATACGCTAGAAAACATCACGTATAATCCTGATGACCTGACACTGGAGGAGCTAGAGGCTCAAGCGTCTAATACCACCAGAAGCGTGGCTGACGATTACAACGACCTTGCCCTAACGCAAGACAATGTATTAATGCCAGTAGGCGTAAATCGTAGCATCGTATGGGATTTGACAGGGGCAGATTTAGATATCGCGCAGCTTGACCCCTCAAACTGTCCTAACGACGCAGCAAGATCGTTTGTTACAGCACTCGACAATGTTTTTGTTGAGTTGACTCGCTTGGACAGTAGGCATCAGCCATATTCTGTAACAAAGTACGAATCAGTTATGATAAGATCCCTTCTGAATGTGCTATACACCCTGAGCCAGAGGAAGGGTGGAGAAGCAAATAGGAGCGACATTCCTACCGGAACGCTTCCTTCAGATGAGGGTACTACTTTTGCTGGCTGAAGCTGGTCGTTAAGAAATCCTTAACTGTTTTGTAAGGAGGGGGTAGGGGTGTCGTCCTCTACCCTCTTTTTTTCTAAGGAGGGGCCATGAGCGATTACGTAAAGAACGTTTTAAGCCATAAAATTTACAATAAGATGCATAATGCAGACGGTCGTGGTCAGGAAGTGGCTATTGATCCTGCTACCATAGTATTAATTGCCAAAATATCTATGTCTATTATTAGTGCTATTAAAAATTGTAAAGACTCTGCCGAAGAAAGAGAAGGGGTTATTAGAAACCCCGGAATAGACACTGATGGTATTCTTAAATCTATCGTGCGTAAGAAGCTCGGTTGGTTTAAGTATTTCTTTATCGGGGCTAAAGTTATTAGGGCCATAAAGGAGATTGGATCAGAAGTAAAACACGATGAGCTTAACAGTTCAGGACTATTCGACGACTTGGGTGAAGATGGTCGTCGTAAATCGGGAGTATTTGATAATGGTCAAAGATACTACGAAATATAGAGAGGTGTCCCATGCTTCGCCGCCAGTTTCTATCGTGTTGCGCTTGCCTGTTAACCGGATGTGGCAATGTTAATAGCGCACCATCGAAGTCAAAACAAAAAATATGTTCGCATCCCGACGCCTTGTCGATATATAATACGTATGACAAGTGGGGAAAAACAGAACTCACTTATCATATGTTAGACAGAGACACCAGACACATGAAAGCAGAAGAATGGGACGCGGTATGGGTTGAGTCTTTTCGTTGCTGGTCAGAGGTGTGTCCTCTAACTTTCAAGCTCATTGGCACCGGATCAGCAGGATGGCAAAAAGCGGACATAGTTATTGATGTTAATAGAACCGCCGAAGGCTTTGGCTCAAAGGGAAACATTTTGGCTTGGGCAGAAATGCCTAATAGCTCCGACTGGGATGCGCAACTGTGGACTCAATTTGACAGGTCAGAGGACTGGGTTACAGAGAGAGACGATAGCAACGACGCTATTCTGCAAGGTGTTGCCGTTCATGAAATCGGACACCTTTTGGGGCTGGGACATTCCCAATACTTATCTTCTGTTATGTATCCGTACCACGTCTCAGACCTTATTATTGCCCCACAGGAATACGATATAAGAGCAATACAGACTCTGTATGGAGAGAAGTAATAATGGCTGTTACCAATAAGATCAAATTTTTCAATCAGGAAAAAACTACCGAGAGCGTTACCACTTCAGCAAGCTTTACTCTTCAGGGAACTATTCTGGATGCAGATAAGCTTACAGCTAATAACAGATACGTTATGGTAAGTTGGATTAACTGCAAAAGCCCCGGAACCAACGATGGTGGGAGCAAGCTTTCCTTTGAAGGAGGGGCCGGGGACATAACTGGGTCAGTGCAGCAACGTCACGACACCAACAGTGTAGGCATGGCTGTATCACATATAGGAGAATTCGTGGCGCCAGACCCTCCTGAGAATATTGGCATTTATAGAAAGAGAGTCGCCGGAAGTGCGGAAGAAGAGACGGCTTACGGACAATGCTTCGCAATAGATCTTTCCTTTTCAGGAGACAGCGGAAGCCTACAGGACGGCACTAATTATAGCAGCAGCACCACCACTTCCACCAGAACGGAAGCTCCCGGCGGGGTTTTCCACAGTCATACAGTAAATCACGGGGGATCAAATTTAATTTTAGCCTCTGCTAAAGTATTTGACAATACAGATACGGCCTTGATTGGCCTGTATCTAGACACCGTTCTTATTGCTAGCGGTTCCCGATTTACGCAAGACCCAGCAGACATTAAGGAGGTTGTATTTGCAGTAGCGCAGAATATAACTGCCGGTCAAAAAGTTGAGATTAAAAATATTGACAACGATGTTGTGAATGCTGACTACACCTATGTTTTTGCCCTTAATCTCGATAGCTCTCCAGCCGCCTCAGAAACTGGCAAGATGACTAGCTGGACGGACTATGGTTCTAGCGGAAGCTGGGGGAGCAAGGTCATGGATGGAAATGCACAACCTTCTTTCATCGTAGCTATGGGACGCCAAACCAACGCAGGTATTGCATCTGGAAGGCCAGCAGGGGTCTCCTTAAGGAACAACACCGCAGGCGAATGGATGCTATTTAATAGCAGACCCAGTGGCGATTTCAGCCCCTTGTATTTTCCAGCTACGAATTATGGACAGGACACGGGCCAGAAAGAAACTTCGGTAATTGTAGGGGTTGGCACCATCAGTGATACCGGCGAAATAGAATTGGTGACGATTTAAGATTTTTTGAGAATGACCCCTCCGCTTTAGGAAAAGGGGGGTATAATAGGGCATGGTCACAAGGGTTTTATAGGATCTAACAAAAAGGAAAAATATGAAAACCACAGAAACGACCGATTGGAACCTCCTTCTTTCGAACAAGTGTGCTGTAAAGACACTTAATAAGTTCGCAACAGGTGACGAGACAACGAAGGCGGTTACATCCTGCTTTACCAACACCCCAAAGGCAGGAGAATTTAGGAAGCTCGTCAGAAATCATGGAACCACATACGCTCGCAGGCTGACTAGAAAAGCCCTGCGTTACCGAGGTCTTTTGAAGTAGGAGATTTGAATGAGTGATCTTAATGAAGTTATCGTCAGCGGTCGTCTCACTAGAGACTGTGAACTTAGGCACACCCCGACTGGCACCGCTGTTACAGACGTTATTATTGCCTCGAACAGAATCTGGTCTAAAGACTCTGACAGGCAAGAGGAGACAACCTTTGTTGATGTTACTATTTGGGGGAAACAAGCCGAATCTCTCCATGAATATTTAGTAAAGGGCCGACACATCATGGTGGTCGGAAGACTCAAGCTAAATAAATGGGAAACTGAAGAGGGAGACAAGCGCAGTAAGCTCACCATGGTGGCGGAAAAGATTAATCTTACGCCGGGTGGCCGATCAAACGGTGGAACACAATCACCTTCTAAGTCAGAAAAAGTGACCACCGAAGCAGCCGAAGAAGTCCCCTTTTAAAGCCTAGAAACCCCTCTAGGAAACCTCAAGGCCCCTTATTTAGTTCGTGCTAGATAGGGGGTCTTGTTTGTAACACAAGGAATTACACATGCTTGAAATTATGCTTTTTGCCATAGCCGCTTATATGGGTTCTTATTTTGTAGAAGAGGAATAATGCAGATGCCGAATGTCATTAGACGAACTTTATTTTTGAAGTGGTGGCTGTTTATTAGTACGGCCATGGCGGCAGCCGCATATCTATATCTGACAGGGGTATTCCACCTTTTATGGGAGGGGGATGCTACAAAATTAAGCTTTATACTGCTGCCCCTCTTTATGTTCATGTCTATTTGGTGTGGGTATAAGACATGGACGCTTAGTGTCTTTTTAGATTCAAACAAGACAGATAAATATATCGTAGAAAAAATTGAGCACCTCATGGAGGTTGGATGGTTTACAAGCGATCTTTGCTTAAGTATTGGAATGATGGGGACAGTGATTGGATTTATCATGATGCTTTCTGGATTCTCGCAGGTAGACGTTGCTGATATGTCAACTGTTCAGGGAATGATCAAGGGGCTGGGCGTAGGAATGTCCACTGCGCTATATACTACTTTGACAGGACTTGTATGTAGCGCTCTCTTGAAAATTCAATACTTCAATCTCAGCCAAGCAATTGATAAAGTACGCAAATGAAAAGAAACTACCACACGGAACTCGCCTTCCTTGACCTTTTATTCAACACCCTATTATGCTTCGCTGCCCTGTTCGCCCTATCCTTTATTCTTATAAACCCTAGCAAGCAGAATAAAAACGTAGAGGCTAAAGCGGACTTCATTATCACCGTCACTTGGCCTGCCGACATGGACGATGATGTAGACACTTATGTTGAAGACCCCGCAGGTAACCTTGTGGCGTTTATGAGACGCGAAGAGGGGCTAATGCATTTAGACCGTGACGACGTAGGGTTTCGTTCTGACCGCATAGAAACAATCGCTGGGATTGTAGAGTTTAAAGAAAACCGTGAGGTCGTCACCCTAAGAGGGACTTTCGCTGGTGAATATGTAGTGAATGTTCACATGTATACAAAGAGAAGCGGGGGCATCCCCACCCCGGTGTCAATCAGGCTTGAGAAATTGACCCCTTTTAAAATTGCTGCGGTCAGGGAAGTTACCCTGACAGATACAATCACAGAAGACGGCAAAAAAGCAGGTGAAGAAAAAACCGCTTTCCGTTTCACTCTTAATAATAAAGGTGAAGTTATTGATGTAAACCATTTAGAAAAATCGCTGGCTCTTCGAACCCCACAAAACGCTCTACTGAATTGATTTAGGCGTATATATGACAATCTCATTAATGTTTTTAAGTATGGCCATTCTGATTTTATGGTTTATCATAGGGTCAAAAGGTCATTGGGGAATTAAGACTACGGTTATTGCCCTTACATTGTATCTTTGTGTTTCTATCGGGGCTGCATTGCCCGATTTCGCGGGGTGGCCATCGGTAGCACCGCTCCCGTCCAAATTTTTAGTCCACTGGCTAGTAGTCAAAGAGCCACCTAAAAAAACAAAGAAAGAAGGAGCTATTTATGTTTGGGCTACGTCGCTTTCCGACGATGCTGGGGAAAAGAGGAAGGGATGGTACAGATTTTTAATTCCATTCTCGTCTATTGATACTTCCGAACCCCGTGTATACAAAACTCCGTACTCCATAGATAGCCACAAAGAAGCCGATGGGATTGTTAATAGAATTAAAGACGGCAAAGTTGTCGTAGGGGAACGTGGAAAAGGGAAGGGTGGGGAAGGCAAAGGAAAGGACGGAAAGAATGGATCAGGCACAGAAGGAAGAGACGGCAACGGCGAAGGAAGTTTCAGCTTAAGCGAAGACGTGAACTTTCAAGATCTTCCTCCAGCCTCACTGCCAGATAAAAACTAAGGATTGTAGTATAATGAAAAAATTAAACCTCTTTACGCCCATTAGCAGCCTCGGGTACGGTGTGGTAGGGTTGAATCTTTTAAAATCGCTATCTGTGGACACGGAGATAGCATTATTTTTGATAGGAAATCTGGAAGGCACAGAGGAGGAGGTGGGCCTAGCCAAGGAAGCCATGGCAAGAGGAGATATATTTGAAGACTTTAGTGACGCCCCCTCTTTAAAAGTTTGGCATGAGTTTGCTCTAGCAGAACGTATTGGAGGAGGCCCCTCTTTTGCGTTTCCCTTTTTTGAAATTAACACGCTAGACAAGAGAAGGATTAATCATTTACTCTCTGTTGACGGAGTTCTAGTTGCGTCAGAATGGGCTAAGAATGTTATTAAAAATCATGCCTATCTACCTCCCCTCATAAGCGTCGTACCTCTAGGGGTAGACCTCTCGATCTTTACGCCGGGACCACACGAGACTACAGAGAATTGTGTGTTTTTGAATTGCGGGAAATGGGAAAAGCGTAAAGGTCACGATGTTCTTTTAGAGATGTTTAAAACCGCCTTTCCAGATGAAAATGATGTCGAACTCTGGATGATGTCTTCTAATCCGTTTTTATCAGAAGAGACTGGTCTAGCGAAGTTCCGTCACGAATGGGAGCGGTATTATCGAAGTGACTCTAGAGTGAGACTACTTGACAGGGTGCCGACGCACCATGAGGTTGCACAAGTTATGGCGTCTGCTAATTGCGGGATATTCCCAAGCCGAGCAGAAGGATGGAACTTAGAACTATTAGAAATGATGTCCATGGGCAAGCATGTCATCGCAACTAATTATTCTGCTCACACAGAATTTTGCAACGATCAAAACGCTAGTCTAATAGAAATTGAAGACTTAGAAAAGGCTGAAGACGGTATATTTTTTGACGGCGCTGTAGGTGAATGGGCTTCGTTAGAGGGGGCACCGTTTGATCAGGCCGTAGAACACATGCGTTCTTTTTATGAGTACTGGAAATCTGACAGGGAGCAGCAATACAACATGGAAGGTGTCGAAACAGCAAAACAATTAACATGGACGAAAACCGCCAGCAGGATTAAGGAAACTATCTATGGAAATCAGGATACGTCGTCTGTCTGAGAGCGCCATCATACCCACCAAAGCGAACAGTTCGGACGCTGGGTGGGACTTGTATGCGGCCGAGGACGCCATTATCGACCCGATGAATCGTGAATTGGTATCGACTCAAATAGCCATGGCTATTCCCGAAGGCTTTGTAGGCCTTATATGGGATAGGTCTGGCATGGCCGCTAAGAGAGGAGTTCACCGTTTTGCAGGAGTCATTGATAGTGGATATCGCGGAGAGATCAAGGTTTGCCTTTGGAACGCCTCTAACAAATACTGCATTGTAACTAAAGGAGAAAGGGTGGCGCAAATTCTTTTCCAGCAGGTTCCGTCTTTTACTTTGAAAGAGGTTTCTACTCTTGAAGAAACAGAGCGAGGAGAAGGAGGCTTTGGAAGTAGCGGGCTATGAAGATCAACAAGGATGTAAAGCTAGATTTTGATGACGTGCTGCTAGTTCCCCATAGAACAAAAACAGCGTCTCGTAAAAATGTAACCATCGAACGCAAGTTTCAATTTTATCATTCCACACGTCATTGGAATGGCACTCCGATAGTCGCTGCGAACATGGATACTACCGGGACGTTTGCCATGGGGGATGCCCTAATAAGGCATAATATGGTAACTTGCATTCATAAATATTACAATCTAGAAGAGCGTGTTGAAAAATTCACCTCTTACCCAATTGAAGGGGTGTGGTATAGCTTGGGAATTAAACACTCTGAATTTGAAGAACTGTGTCGCTTTGTTGAATCTACAGGCACTGTGCCTAATATCTGCATCGATGTTGCCAACGGCTATACCGAAAACTTTGTAGAATTTTGTGCCAAGGTACGAGACAATTTTAACGACACCCCCATAATCATGGCTGGAAACGTTTGCACCCCCGAGATGGTTCAGGAGCTAATACTACACGGGGGTGTTGATATTGTTAAAATAGGTATCGGCCCCGGTTCCGCATGCACCACACGCCTAAAGACGGGGGTGGGATATCCTCAATTTTCAGCCATTATAGAATGTTCACATGCCGCACATGGCCTTAAGAGCGAGGAAAGAAGAATGGGTCTTGTATGTGCTGATGGAGGATGTCGCACCGCAGCCGATGTTTGCAAAGCCTTCGCTGCAAATGCAGATTTTGTCATGCTGGGTGGGATGCTGGCAGGAACAGACGAATGCGAAGGGGAGTGGCAATATGAGGGATGGATTAGCTCTCCGTGTGGAATGAGAATACAAAAAGGGAATTCCTCAAAACCTAATCAAAAAAAGTCTCTTAAATTCTATGGGATGTCTTCTAAAAAAGCACAAGACAAACATGGAGAAGGGCTGAAGGACTATCGAAGTAGCGAAGGGCGTGTATTTGAAGTTCTCTACAAAGGCTCCGTAGACGGCATTATTCAGGATCTCTTAGGTGGTATTCGAAGTTGCTGTGCCTATATTGGTGCAACCTCCCTAAAAGATATGGCAAAATGTGCTGAATTCATACAAGTAAATCGGACCCACTTTGATCAATCCACATAGGGTTTGGGTGTATAATAGAGTGAGCCATTCTTTCCTGCCACAGAAGGGGTCTCCCCATGCTTAGCTTTATTCTAGAGAAATTTAAAAAGTGGCGTAGGGGGACTGGATTTTTAGCTCAAGACGACCCTCCTACTGTGCAAGACCAGACAGGCCAAGACGATCAAGACGAACCGCTGGAAAACCCATCTACAACGATAGTCGTGAATCTTAGAGAAGACGGAGAATTTACGGTAGCTTTAGACTTTATGAGAACGGGAGATGAGGTTTCTGATATTACAGGCACGATGCTCCACATGGTTAATTCAGGCCTTATGGCTGAATATTTTGTAGAAGCCTTGAATTTGTGGGCAGAAGAAAAGGAACAGAAGAAGTTTGTTTTGAAAATAGTGAAGCGTTGGAGGTCTCTATACGACGAAGTAAACGCGGAAGACAAAACAGTTCTTGCTCCATCCAAACTAGCAGTCGATCCGACAGATGTTTTTGGCTTGAGGCGTTTGCAACAGAAATGAAGAAGACTCAATTACCATTTTCTAATAATAACCACAAGAGGTGTTATTATGAGCCGTGTACCCGCCCCTAAAGGATACGATGTATACTGGGAAAAATGGATAGACGCTTTTGAAGAAGATCAAGAGGTCTCTTCTGACGAGACTGGCGAGACGGACGAAGAACCCTCGTATGAAACGTTTGAGTACGGTGACGAAGAAGAGGGCCATCTCAGCGAAGAAGACATATTTCAAGACTCAGTCTCACATATTCAAAGTATCGTAACTCCGTTTGGGATTCTTCCCATAACCGAACAAAATAGGGCAAGCACCTATTTTAAATTATGGGTAGGCCACTGTAATTTTAAGCTTACGGAAGATTTCTACAAAATTATAGGGCGTGAAGGTGGGGTGGAGGCTCTAGATATCCTTACTCCGTATAGATTTAGAATAGCGGTTGGTAAGATGTTTGTAGACAGGCATGTCATGAAGGCCGTGCGAGATAAAATGGTCTTATATGCAAGTGGCAAAACTGACGATGAATAAAAGAAACCGTCTTATCCCCATACCAAAGGCGGCGATTTCAGAAGTCCACGATTATGATGTCATAATATCTAGTCGTGAGATATTTTTAAGTGGTTACGACCAAGAGGAATATCTTGAAGTAGATTATAGAGTAGCTACGAGGTTTATTAAAAACCTAAGAGTATTAGAGAGTCTCAGTTCCGATCCAATAGTCATTCACCAATATAGCGCGGGGGGCGAATGGGAAAGCGGAATGGCTATATACGACGCCATACAGCATAGTGAGGCGTCTTTTGTTTTTATATGTCACGGACTGGCTGCCTCTATGGGGAGTATCATCCCACAGGCTGTCCACGGCAAGGGTGTCAGGCTAACGATGCCCAATTGTTACTGGTGTATCCATGAGGGTGAGCAGTCAATGGAGGGAACAGTCAAGCAAGTCCGGTCCTATTATGAATTCTGTAAACTTAGCGGGACGCGAATGTATGACATATACTCTGATGTCTGCTATGAGACGGGTGCATATTTCCAAGACATTCCTAAAGCCAAAGTTAAGGAGTTTGTAAAGCATAGGCTAGAGTCAAAGGAAGACTGGTGGCTAACCGCAGAAGATGCGGTTATATACGGGTTTGTTGATGGAATAATTGGTTCTGAAAATTACGAATCAATCTTAGATGCGCGGGATCATTTGGTGTAATACTATAGTATAGGGAAGGACTATTTCACATGTAAGGACTCAAAGGAAATTTATCGTCTCTGTAAAGAGAGGGTTTTATTATGGCGTTTATCACTAATATTACGACTACACCGGTTACTGGCAGCTATGGAGATAATGGGCTGCCCCTGTATGTTGACAATCGTCACGGAAATATTCGTGACGGGGGAACAATTGCAGATTCAACCAACTGGTCATCGTCTGCTTTAGGCGAAGGCAATCCTATTATTACCATCGTTTCTGGCGTTGGACCGGTCGAGGGAGCAGTCCCCGGCACTTTCAATCAGGGAACACAGGTAATGATGATTGCTTCGACCACTATTGCTGGAGAGTCTAGCACCGTTATGGAAGGTGGAGACTCCAACAGTGCCAACGTCGCTTATTCTCCGTTACAGTTAGATGTTCTTAGAACATATTTCTATAAGACGGCAGTACGGCAGGGCAACTGGAATATCTTCACCGGAGCGTTTAGTTCTGTCACTAACGCCGTGTCTGGCGCATACAACATCACCACAGCCGTCGATGACGCTGCTGGAATGCGTGCTGCCCAAACCGACGTTGCTGCTAATCCGTCTCAGGATACTCCGGGTCGCCTCGTCTTCCGCGATGGCAGTCCTGATCCTGTGCAGAGCGGATATCACGCACGGTATAACTGGTAATCTGATGTCATAATTACGAGGAGGGGGCCTTGGGAAGCCGAGGCCCCTTTTCTCACTTCCTTTTCCTTAGATAGTGAGAACCCAAATGGTAGCCATCGCCAAAGGTAATCCATACGTAAAGGATGTGATTTTTTTCTTAGCGGCAATTGTGGTTAGCATGTCAGGCTTTTGGATGATGACGGGAAGAGACCTTATTACTCGTGACGAGGCTAGGCTTCTAGTTCAACAACAAACAATAGCTATGCAAACTAAGCTAGAGCTATATCATGAGGCGTTGCTAGATCAAGAAGATAGAATCGCCAGACAGGAAGAAAAGCTACAGACAGTTTTAGAAAAAAATACTGAAGCTATTAATGCGCTTAAAGTCCAAATTGCTACTCTAAGCCAATCCCTAGAGATGCTCACGGGTAGAAAACCATGAATATACTACCGTATGCAGAAGCCCGACCTCTAATCCAAGAGGGTGACGTTCTCTTGTTTCGTGGCAAAGGGCTAATATCTTGGTTAATCAAAAGATATGGCAGCGGAGTTCACAGTCATGCAGCTATAGCCCATTGGGATGATGACAATTTAGGATGCGTTGAATTCAGAGAGTTCCGAGGGGGAAGGGCTGTTTCCCTAAAAACTCAGATTGAAACACATCCCAACAATATAGACGTTTTTAGAGCCGCTAACGTGATTCAATACGGGGATGAACGTTTTGAATTTACCAACGAAACGGCTAAAGCAGTTAGCAATATTATGATAGACCTGTCGGGACTCCCCTATGGGTGGAAAAATATCTGTAAATTGATAAAGCACTATTTACCATTCTGGCGACTGGCCAAGCAAAACGTCAAGGATGACGATCCTACAAATGTTTTTGTTTGCAGCACTGCCGTTGCGTATGCATATCGGAAAGCGTATTTGGACCCGGTGCCATATTTAGCAGACTCGGCTGTGATGCCATCAGACTTGGCAAGATCTTCCCTGTTTAGATATCAATTTACTATTCAAAAGGACTGGTATAGGAACTATTTATATGACGAATAAAAAATCCAAAAAACCCCTCCATTTTTACAGAACAACCTTCGATCCCATGATCGCTCGGCTGTATAATAATGTAGCTCAGGGGCGTAGCTGCCGACACTGCCACGGGAAAGGCTATTTCGTTTCTCAAGTGCCGCAGGATGACGCCACATCGCTTCGAAACGGGGAGCCTTATCAGAAAGTCCATTCGTATTGCCAATGTGTCCGGAGAAACATGAAGGACCAACTTAGGGAACAGTAATTCTGTGAAGGGTTAGGAGAGTGAAGGAAAAGTTTATAAGGAAATACATGGGCCTTGCCAAGGTCATTGCCAACGACCAAAACCCATGCCTATCAAGAAGGGTGGGGGTCGTTGTGGTAGACCCCTCTACTAATGGCATTGTGGGGGCCGGATATAACGGGCCTCCTGAAGGAACCCCGCACTGTAATGACGTAAAATTTTTAAAGGGGTTCTTTTGGCCTCAACTCACAGCCAGAGAGAGAGCACAACTCTGTATCAGAAGCGACACAATGGATAGTCAGGATGTTGACGTAACTTGCGAGTTTCTTTCGAAGTGTAATGAATGTCCTCGCAACATGCTAGGCTACTCTTCAGGAAAAAGAGCCGAACTATGTTCGTGCCAACATGCGGAACGCAATGCTCTTAATAAACTGCCCATTCCAGCCAACGGTCTTGTTATGTTCTGCTGGTGTGGAGTCCCCTGCATACAGTGCGCGGGGTCTATTATAAACGCGGCCATCAAAGAAGTTCACTGCTTGACAGAAAAAGATTATCACCCAACTTCTAGATGGCTTTTTGAGGAGGGTCGCACAGAACTTTTTGAACATGATATTGCAACATTGGAATTAAAATAATAAGCAACGGAGTTTGCTATGTCAGATAGATTTACTAATAGCTTTAGCTATGAAACATGGTATCAAAAGTATAAGTTCACCAACGATGAATGCGTAGAAGATACATGGCTCAGGGTAGCCAAAGACCTAGCATCAGTGGAAAAAAACCAAGAAGAGTGGACTGAAAAATTCTATGCGGCATTGGAAGACTTTAAGTTTGTCCCCGGAGGTCGCATCACCTCAAATGCAGGAACCTCATTAAAGGGTACTACCTATATTAATTGCTTCGTTGACGGATTTCAAGGTAAAGATCTCGATTCTATTGAAGGAATTTATGACACCTTATTACGTCAAGCTAAGATTCTTAAGAGCGAAGGCGGATACGGGTTTTGTGCTGACGTTCTGAGGCCCTGTGGCGCTCATATCGGAGGCATCGGGAACCAATCCCCCGGATCGGTTAAATTCTTAGAATTGTGGGATAAGTCTTCCGAGATTATCACGGCAGGCTCTGGCAAGCAATCAAGAAAAGGCCAGAAAAACTTCATCCGTAAGGGTGCGCAAATGGTCACTCTAAGTTGCTGGCATCCTGACGTAGTGGAATTCATTGAGGCTAAGAAAACTCCGGGGCGATTGTCTAAGTTTAATATGTCAGTTCTATGCACCGACGATCTCATGACCGCCGTTGCTATTGACCTTCCATGGAAGCTAGTTTTTCCAAACTATGAGGCCTTCCCTTCAGAATATAAAGAGCATTGGAATGGTGATATCCAAGCATGGCTCTCGCTGTTTGAAGATATCGATCATGAAGAATCCCCTTTAGTTACCTACCATGAGTTTGATTCTGCTCGTGAATTGTGGGATCTTATAATGCAAAATACGTACAACCGAAACGAACCGGGCGTTTTGTTTGTGGACAGTATGAATCGTATGAATAATTTGTATTATTGCGAATCGATTAATGCCACTAACCCATGCGGAGAACAGGCATTGCCTATTGGGGGAGTGTGCTTACTCGGCTCTATCAATCTGGTTCATTTCATCGATCCGGTCAAAAAGGACTGGAAGTATCGTGACTTGAAAGAGACTATTTTTACAGCCGTTAGATTTATGGACAACGTTAACGATAAAACATACGTGCCTCTAAAAACTCAAAAAGATAATCTGAAAAATAAAAGACGTGTCGGCTTAGGTGTTTTAGGCTATGGGTCCGCATTGCTAATGGCGCATGTCAAGTACGGTAGCAAAAAAGCACTAGAGATGACAGAAAGCTTAATGAAGTTTTTCACCAACGAGGCCTACAAGGCGTCCGCTCAAATTGCAAAAGAGAAGGGAACCTTCCCCCTTTACGATAAGGACCGGTACCTTAAGGGCGAGTTTATTAAAAGGCTCGACAGGAGCACCGTCAATTTAATTAAAGAGCACGGTGTTCGCAATTCTCATGTTACCTCCATACAACCCACGGGGAATAGCTCTTGTTTTGCCAACCTTGTAAGCGGTGGCTTAGAACCCCTCTTCATGCACGGGTATGTAAGAACCTCGATACAGCCTAATGCCCCGGAAGGGCTTTCTGTCCCAAAGGGCGTCGATTGGGAGAATAAAACTTTTGACTTACTACAAGTCCCAGACACTGGATTTAACTGGACTTGGGTAAAGGAAGGGGATGAGCACTTATTAGCCACGACCTTTGAAGATAAAACTTGGAAGTTTGACAGGACTCGGGGCTTACTGAAGGAAGAGTGGGTAGAAGATTATGGGGTTACTTATTTAAAGAATACGGATAGATGGAACCCAGAGGCAGGATGGGCCTCTTGCACCATGGATTTAGACGTTGACGCCCATGTGAATACGATGTCGATTTTCGCCCAATGGGTTGACTCTGCAATCTCCAAAACTATTAATTTGCGTAATGACTACTTATACGACGACTTTAAAAAGATCTACAATAAGGCTTGGGAAAATGGCATCAAGGGATTTACCACTTACAGGGCAGGAACCATGACATCTGTTTTGTCCGCTTCGTCATCTATCAACAACGCTCCATGCGGGGCATGTCATACAACGACCCCCTCCAAAAGGCCAAGAGAGCTACCCTGTGACGTGCATCATATCAAGGTCAAGGGGGAGCAATATTTTGTGTTTGTTGGAATACTAGACAATGATGTATATGAAGTATTTGCAGGCAAGAACGGCTTTATTGACAAGAAAGTTAAGTCTGGAACTATCGTGAAGCTCGGGAGGCCCAAGGGCGTCTACAAAGCCATGTTGGAAAATGGATTGGAACTCTCACCTATTAACGCTACTTGCACCGAAGAGGAAGACGCTCTGACGAGGATGACTTCCATGACTCTTCGGCACGGTGCGAATGTTCACATGGTAGTGCAACAATTAGAAAAGGTAAGAGGAGACATGACTTGTTTTGCAAAGAGTATGGCCAGAGCACTCAAGAAATATATACCGGATGGAACCAAGGAGGAAGGGGCGTGCCCCGAATGTGAAAGTAGGGAGTTGATACGTCAGGAAGGCTGCATTACTTGCACCCAATGTGCATGGTCTAAATGCGTGTAATTTTACTATATTAATCCTAAGATCATGCATAGAATTATACTTCATATTTGTTGTGCTCTGATCGTAGCAATTTCGGCAATAGATACTTATTGGCTGAGTAAAGCGAGAAGCTATATCGAGGAAGTGGAGCAAAACCCAATTGGCCAATACCTGATCTCTCTAGACAATGGAGACGTATCACTCTTTATTTTGTGCAAGTTCTTAGGAACCTATATCGCAGTAGCAGCAACGTATATAATCTACAAAAAATACCCCAAGCACGGGATGGTGACGGCAGTCTCCCTCGCCATTGCGCAGATTTGGTTGCTCCTGTACCTTTATTGTGGGCCGATTTCGAAACTCTGGGGGTAGAATTTAAGGGAAATAAACGATGCCAGAATATATATTTCGTTGCAATCATTGCGAGATTAATTTTTCACATACTTGCAGTATGTCAGAATTCACTAAGAGAAAATATTTTAGATGCCCAGAATGCCATAAAAAAGGAGAGCGAGATTTCTCTTTCGATGACATTGGAGGGTCGGTGACAAGGTCTTTATCTG